CCCATTACCAATGCTTTACCCGAAGAGGATACCGATGGATTCATTGAACCCTCAATAGCTACAACTCCAGTTCCATTTGGAGTTAAAGTAATTGCACCATTTGCACCATTGGTTAAAGTAATATTACCAGCATTGGTTCCTCCGTTAGTGTCTACAATTAAATCATAGGCACCGTTACTAGTAATATCTCCAGCCGTGTCTCCAGCTCCAACAACTAGTTCTCCTGTTCCATTGGGAGCTAAAGTAATCGCCCCATTTGCACCATTAGTTAAAGTAATATTTCCAGCATTGGTTCCTTCGTTCGTATCTATAATTAAATCATAGGCACCGTTACTAGTAATATCTCCAGCCGTGTCGCCAGCCCCAACAACTATTTCTCCTGTTCCATTGGGAGCTAAATTAATATTTCCATTTGCACCATCTAGTAATGTAACATTTCCAGCATTAGTTCCATTGTTTGTATTTAAAATTAAATCTCCAGTACCTTGTGTAGTAAGCGTTGCATTAGCATCATTATCACCAATCTGTACGGCATCGGCTCCAAGATTAACATCGCCTGTTCCATTGGGAATAATATCAATATCAGCATTGGAAGTTGAAACTATATCATTTCCATTAACATCTAAATTTCCGCCTAATTGTGGTGTTGTGTCATCAACAACAGCAGCTAGTCCTCCTACTCCAGCTCCACTTGCATCTAAATACATTGCTTTTTCTGCAGGAAGTGTACAAAAAATTTCTTTTGAGCCTGCAGCAAAATCGACCGCGGCATCACTATTGGAACTTTCCAAAACTGTAGTTCGAGTTAATGTTGAACTATCTGAGTTTAAAGTCCCTAATCCTACTTCCCATTCATTCTCACTGTTTATTGAAATGGCGTAGTACGTCGTATTATCATTTCCAATTCCAGCAGAAAAAGTTTGAAAACCATCGACGGCTCCACCCAGAGTCACGGCTCCTGTGCCTGTTGTTGAAGTTGTTTCTCTTACTCTATTATTTAATACTAATGCCATCTTATGCTACCCGTATAATTGCAGCGCCAGCAGTAGCTGCTGGAAACTGAATTGTAAAATCTCCTGAGGTAGCCGTCTTCGTGCCACCAAAATCTATAACTAAACAAAGTTTGTCGCCATTTGTATCATTATAAATAGCCGCACCTAATGAATCCAAAGTTACGTCCGAAAAAACTTCATTGGTAAAATCTACAACAGCAGTGTTACTTCCTGGAATAGTCACTGCTTGACCATCTAATACTTGTCCTCCTGTTGCATAGCCCGTGCCTGAAGAACTTACTTCGTTGTCGGTACTGTAAACGGTTGATGATGTTGTATAGGGAGGACCTAAGGTTGTTACATACAAAGCAATTTTAAAACTATCTCCTCCATCTGCAAAGTTATGCGTGCCTGATAACAGTTCCGATTTAAATGCGTCTGGTACTATATTTGCCATAATTTATTCCTAATCCTGTGTTGGTGGTGGTGATTTAAGAGGCGTTCGAATAACTCCATCCTGATATTCGTCCCTGCGTCTTCGACCTTGTTGTTCGATCGCGTACGATTGTAAAGCTTGTTGGTACGATTGCTGATAGTACTGTATCAGATTTTGCGGACCTTTCAAGTATCCATATGCTTCTAACAGAACAGCATACAAAAGTAAATCCTGATATTTATTGCTCAGATAAGTTGTTGTTGAATCTGATGTGGTAATACTGTCTGGCTGTTTAATATAAGCCAAAGTAATTTCATAAGCTGCATCAGGAGTAGGGGAAACCACCCAATAAAGAGCGTCCCAATTTCCATAATATTTAGGGAGTCCCGATGCCGTGTCAGGAGTATTATAATACTCCGTCATATAAGAAGTATCTTTTCTTTCCAAATAAACATTAGTCGTGGGACTTACATTAGTATTAGCAAGTTGAACATAACGAATAATTCTTAAGTCGCCTGGAATCGTTACATACCGATTTCCAATGGTTAAAGTAGAAGTCGCATAGAATCGATTGTCATCATTATCCGCTTCTCTATAAATTCTGTTTTCTGCGTTTTTAGTAATAGTACTACAAATAGCATCCGTTAAAACGGTATCATCTACTTCCGTGTAGCTTCTTAAATCTGTTTTTAAATTTGCGAATGTATATGCCATTATGGTCTATCTCCTACGGGTCCTGCAAAAGAAGGAAACCCTCCTGCTGTTGTAGCACTTGTTGCAGCCGAAGCCAATACAAAAGTATATTGATTGCTAACAGTCTTGGTTGAAGGTTGACCTGGATAATTAACGGTAATGTTAATAGGTGTAATACTGTAAGATCCAAATACTTTATCTAAATCACTATGAGCCCCTGCCGTACTAGCTTGCGGAGTTAATCCATAAGTAGGCGCAGACGATCCACGAGTTAACCCCGTTAGAGTATGTGTAGACTTACCTGTATATTTAATAACTTCACTGAGAGTAAAAGTATTTTCCCCTGCTCGAGTTTGAGCAGCAGTAGGTTGAGTTTGAACATAGATATATCCTGAACTTGGAAAAGAAGAAGCATCTGTTAAGGTTAAAGATGTAGCTGTTGAAGTAACGGCTCCATTCAAAGTAGTTTCTAATTCTAAAGTAGTAATAGAAACTCCTCCCACAGCTTCTTTTACTTGTCTGAATCTTACCGCATCTCCACTTGAAAAATTATGACTAGGTTGAGTCACTGTAACCGTTGTACTCACCGTAGTTGTAAAAGGATTATTAGGTAAAATAGTAGGTGTAGGAAAAGCCGTTCGCGCAGGTCTTACTTTAGTAAGTGATATCGAATCAGCACTTAAAGTTTTAGGTCTAAGTTGAGGTTGTTTCGGCTCATACTCAGAAATATGAACAAAAGCTCCTGTCCATTCAGTAACCATTTCCCTCCAGGGAAATTGTAAACCTGAACGATCTGAAATGGCTAATGCATGTTTTCCTGTTGCATACTTTGGCATTAGATATTTGGATAGTAAGCTTTAGGTGTTATATAAGTACTAGAAGCTGATCCATCCTCCTGTAAAGCTCTTGCCAATTCATCTTCGTATAATAATTTAAAGGGTTGTGTTTTTTCCATTCTATATTTTTGTGACAAATAATAAGCCAGTCCTGAAACCATGGGTGGAATAAAACGATAAGGAACATCGGTAGCATTGGAATAAGTTCCAGCATCCTGAATTCTTTTAACTAAAAAAATATGTAAATTTTTAGCTGCATTACTCGCATCTGGAGTTGGATAGATAGTCATCGTTACTCTATCTATAAATCTTTGAACCCAGAAATTACTAGGGGTACCTTCCGATTCTTTATTTGCATATCCTGAATAAGTAGAACGATCTACTTTACCCAAAGCCGCATCCGATTGAGTATTGGCTCCCATATTAGTTCGTAAAGAACATTGTTCTATATCAGAAAATCCTGGTAGATAATTAGTAACCGTTGCGCCATCGGAATGAGTCGCTGCTGTTGTACTATGGGCTCCACGTGTCACACCCGTTAATTCACTACCACTAAACCCTACATAAGTTATGTCTTCAGTACCAATTCTAATCGTACCTTGATTATTCATTCCTGTAATAGAATCCATAGTGATTCCACTTGTAATACTGGTAGTAGCAATAGCTCCATCTAGAGTGGTGTTAAGTCCGTTAGATTTTTGTAAAGCTGTAGCCCCAGTCGTGGGCATATCAGAAGGGTACCTATAAAAATTAAATTCTTTCTCTCCTTGGGTCAAAGTAAGATTTAAAGTTCCTACTTCCCAATAATGAAGTCCTCGATTTCCCCATTCTTGAAAAAGAATGTTGAGTGATCGTCTTGCCGCTCTTAATTGATAACCTGTAACATTTGGAAATCCTACGCGTTCAAAAGCTTCTTCAACAATATCGGCAATTGTAAAAGTTTTCCCAAATGTATAACTGTCTGAGGTTGTGTTAGGCAATGGTTACCTCCTAACCGTAATAAACCGTTAGATGTGTTGTGATAACATTCGTTACTTTAATCTTCGT